TTTCATACCCATCACCAACTATACGATTTGTTTTTGTGCCATTCGCATCAATCTCAGTAAAGGTTCCTGCAGTATGATATAAGTGTATTCTTTCAGAATGTTGTGTATCATCAAATTCTAAGACGTGACCAGATTCTGTAAATTGAACGTGATTAAATGGATATGTCGCATTATATGGTATTTTAGTTTGAGACCAAGTATCGCTGCTATTTGCTATTGGTACATCTTTATCTCGTGCAGCATCTTTTTTAAATACTATGGTATCCGTAATATTTTCATTTCTAGCAAGTCTATTAGTATCAGCTTCGTTTATGTATAGTGGATATTTTCCCTTTGGATCTCTAAAGCCAAGAGCTGCTGCTCCAGTAGGCATACCGTTTGAGACTATCAGATTACCTTTAGAATCAGTTGTTTGAGTTCCAATGGCAGAAGTTACTTGTTCAACAGGAGTTAATCCTCCTGCAATATTTGGTATTCCATCTTTTAAGAAAAGATCACGTTCCGATGATCTTCTTCTAACAAGTGTATCTAATTCCGTTCCATTAAAAGTTGCCCAGTCACCAAATTCTGCTGCAGCATTTAAATACTTTGATGAATTTAATTCAGATCTTACAGTAGAAGAATCAAAATTATCTGTACCAACATTATAAGAGTATACAAAACAAGCTAAGGCATCTACCATAGATTGAGTAACTAAAGATCTAACTCTAGTTTTTAATCTTGGAAGTATGTAATTATCTAAATCTTCTTGTAAAAAATTTTCAGCTTCTGTTTCTGTTATTTTTCTATTTGGCTCAACTGATTGACCATTAATTCTTGATGTACCATACCCCACAATCCAAACACCATCAGTTCTTTGAGATGCTGTTAGTTGTAGAGCTTCAAATCTTTTTATTAAAGTTACTCCGTCCGCAGATATTGAAGAAAAATCACGAATAGGTCTAGCACCAGTATATGTTGCTGTTGTAGAAGTATTTTCTTCTATTGGGTCACCACTTCGAACAATATTTCCATCATCGTCTACTACAAATGCAGAATTAGTTGATACACCATATTCATCTTTTAATACATTTGTGTTTGTAGTTTCCTCAATAGCCGAGATTTCTTGAGGAATACCTCCGACTGTTCCAATTATAATGGGTTGTTGATTTTCTGGGAAATCTCTAAATAATATTACAACCCAAGTTCCTTCTACTGGTCCAGTAGGACTGACTCCAATTCCACTCATAGCAGCAGAATTTAAAGGTTGCATTGGGTATGCCCAAGGAAGATCTTCTGTTGGTAATCTAGATTTATCGTGGGTATGTACACCAACTACTCTTACTTGGCATCTGCCAAGTTTAAGAGGATCCATCCTATTTTCAACAACTCCAGTATAAATCTGCATTATCAATTACCCTGAGAATTTAGATTGATTATGTATGAATCTTTTACTAATTCCATACTACATTCATGATCTTGTCTAGATATAAAATGATTTATAGCAGAAACTAAGTATTTACCACTGTATACTTTATCAACATGCTCTAAGTCACTCTCACCTTTCCTTAATGGTACATTTTTATAAAACAATAAATCAACTTTTTGACCAACTGTGTAATCAGTTCTGCCAGGGACAGTTATTTCAATAGAATTAGATTTAAATTGATTCATTCTAGAAATTCTTTTTTGTGTGTAATTAGAAGAAGTTACATCACCATATCCAGTAAAATTGTTATTATATAATGGTTTTGTCATTATAGCTGAGTCAGAAAAAGCTATATTTTTACTAGAAGTTAGAGGATTTTTGTTTAGAGTAACTTCTCTATTAAATGTTTTTTTTGAATCATATGATTTAACATTATATCTTTTAGTAAGTATATCATGAGTGATTAATCTGGAACTATAAGTTCCATTTCTAATTCTATCCATGTAATCATAAACTACAGGAACATTTACATCAGTAACTCTTTTATAATCTTCCTCAATATTTTTTATATTTTGTCCTGTCTTTTTAAAATCTCGAGTATATGCATCGTTTGTAAAAAGTTGAGATGAATTTGCTGCAGCTGCTAGTTGTTGTAGTGATGCAAAATTAAATCCATTTCTATTTTCAAAAAAATAATATGTAGGACTATCTTTATAATTTATTGCTCTCTCAGAAAGGTAATTTAAACACTTTACTGGACTCCAAAAATTGGAAATAAATTTAATAGAGTTAGAACAAGGTTCTATATAATAATTCTTTTTAGTTTCTAGTCCTTGAGAAGTCATTAATACTTTGGCAATGTCAGAACACTTACCTTTAAATGGTTGAGATAATTTTTTGTTTAAATCTACCAATGCTTCAAAAGAAATAAAATGTAGTTTATACGTTAATCTTTTATCTCCAATATAATTTCTTTCTGTAACTTTGTATATGTAAAATCTACCAGTTATAGATCTTTTAATTCCATCGTTTATTGTATTTAACGTTGGAGTAACTATATCAAGATTTAAAAATTCTTCTCCAACTAATGGGAATAGGTTGATCAAATCTAGAGTATCGTCTACAATTAATACTCCAGTTATAAATGGATCAAATAAACTTTCAAAAATTTGTATTGCTGAAATTTGATTTAGAATATCTTGACCAAAACCAGAAGTATTTACGACTTCTACTTTTTTTACAAGAACGTCTCCAGCAAACCTAATTTTTTCTGTTGATGTTGTCATTAGAATTAAATTAAATCTTCAAAAGATTTTAATATTCTATTTAAAAGTTGTGGCGATATCAATTTGATTCTTCGCTTTTCTTCATTTTTATCATCTTCGTATTGATAGTTAGATACAGAAGTTGCAGTAGCATTGTCCGAATCGACTTCGTATCCATTTGAATCTACATAATGGTGTGTATTGTATTCATTACCAGATCCATATTTTTGAGTTACAAATGCTTCCAGTTGTACAGTTGCCATAGGAAAATCATCTATCCAATCATACCTTTCGTTACACAACATAACAACCCAATGATATTCTGGAGAGCCATAATATTTTTGTGCAATAATTTCTGGAGTATCCCCATCCCTAATATCATATTCATCATACAATGTTATATTTGAAAGTATTTCCGATCTAAATCTAATATTTTTACTAATATCTTTTACAGTTTTTATTACATCCTGTCCATTGATACTGTATTCATAGAAAAAAGTATTAAAGTTTCTGAAGTACATTACATACCATCCTTAATTTTATCTTTAGTAAGAAGGGCAAGTTCTTTAAATGTTAATGCTACATTAATTTGTGTTGGCATACCATTTGCAAACGTTGTAAACTGTCCCTGTGGAGTATAATTTACATTCATACCAGTTAATACACAAGAAGTATGTCTGTGTACATTTCTATTTTCTTTTGCCCCATGATAATAATATACATCAAATTCAGAAGGATATATGTACAACCAGTTACCATCGTCTTTAAATTCTGGATGCATATGATATTTAAACGTCTCAATTATTCGTCTAACATTAGCAGCTTCATTTTCATTTCTTGGATAAAACTGATAATCAAAAGTAAACGTTCTAAAATCAACACCCTTAAAAACTTGTTCCATTTTTGGATTGGAAGCCAACCCTGCAGCTGCACCAACTGCAGAAGGAGCAGTTTGTAGACCAAGAGAAGTTGCAGCTGGTACTGCCTTCTTCAACCCATCTATAAGTCTTCCTGTAAGGTCTTTACCTTCTTCAAACGCTCCCTTCATATCGGTTATACCTTTAAGGTTGCCTGCAGATTTAATTAATGCTGCAGCGGTATCACCAGCTACACGACCAACTTCAGCTGCAGCTTGAAACATAAATGTACTATCTTCTTGAAATTGTACTCCATAACTTATATTTAATGTATTTGGAACATGAAGGGCAATTGCTGTCTTTAACCTTTTTTGAGGTCTAGTAAATCCAGCCGATTGGGATGCAACTCCCAAAGCAGTTGCTCCTCCAACAACTGCACCAGCAAGAGAAAAACTTCCACTGCCTGTTAAGGCTCCAAGAACACCAGCCCCTGTTAAAGCTCCAGCTGTTGTAACTTGCGTAGTATTTAAATTTTGAGCAATCAGGTCACCCCTGTCCCTCGGGTCGATATCTGATACTGTCAATCCAGAAACTTGATCATCAGTCAAATTCCTAAACATTTTAGAATCACTAGAAACATTAATATAAAATATCACATAATTATCGCCATAGGAATTCTTTTGTGACATTAAGTCATCTGGATAAGAATAATTTCTTACCTGATAATCATTCTCATCAAATTCTCTACCATCACCTCTAGCTTTGTATTCTAAACTTTCTCTATTTGAAAGATCATCAACCCTATCAGTTATCATCTGCATCCAAGGTTCTTGAGCTACTTGCTGTTGTTGAGTAGTGAGGGTATCTATAGATCCTTGCCCTTCTGGATTTACTAGTTTTCCTAAGAAATTTGCCATTTGTTTTTCTTCTTTTAGCTAAATAAAATTATTAATTATATTATTTATTTATGTTCCATAAACGAAAATTTATACCAACAAATCCCCAAAAATACATAGGAAACTACTCAAATATTATAATGAGAAGTTCTTGGGAGACAAGGTTCGCAGTTTGGTGCGATAGAAACCCACAAGTGTTGAAATGGCAAAGTGAAGAGACAATAATTCCGTATCGTTGTCCAACAGATAATAAACTACACAGATATTATATCGACTTCAGAATTCAAATAAAAACAAAAGAAGGTCTACTCAAAACATATTTAGTAGAAATAAAGCCAGATAAACAAACAAAACCACCTGAATTTCCTGGAAAAAGGACAAAAAAATACCTCACAGAATCATATTATTTTATAAAAAATCAAGCAAAGTGGGAAGCTGCAAAGTCATATGCAAAAGATAGAGGGTGGGAATTTATAATTTTAACAGAAAACCATCTTGGGTTGAACTAAATAATATATGGCAACTTCTATGTACAAAATATTTGAGGATAACCAGTATTCTCTAGAGAATGCTAAAAATCGCTCAAAAACTTGGTTTGATCAACAAGCATTGCTGATC